AAGTATGTTATCGGGACCAGTTCGGTCTTTCTTGTCTTGGGCTTTATGATCGGGAGCTCTTGGCATGAGCAGTATGTCACAAAGATTCTTTTTGACGATGGTTTGGCAACCCGTGACAGTATAACCATGAAATATATTCCGTATTACGAAAAACGAATGTCTACCTACAAAGAAAAGGACTAATTATGAAGATCAAGGCGTTTGGCGTAGAGCTGGTGCTCAGTGGCGAAGAGGCTCAGGCTTTTTTGAAAAGAGAACAATTGGTTGAACAGCTTCTCCTTGCAAATCCCGAAGCTGATGCAAAGCTCGAAGAAAAAAGCAAAATGGTCGCTCGGCAGATGGTTGATGGTATTTCAAAACTTTTGGGCAACTAAAAGAAAAAGCCCCTTTCGGGACTTCTTTATTTTTTCAATAAAACCGTCTTACTCTGAGGCGGTTTTTGTTTTTCAGGGGAGATTTTCTTTTTACTGATAGTCTCCTGTAGGGTGTTATCATGTTTTGTCGATGTGTCTTTTGGAGAAAAACCACTATCCTTTTTAGGGATAATATCTTCCTGCAGAGATTTTTGGTCAAGGTATCTCTTCATGTTTTGCTGAGAGATACTATCAATTTTTGGTGATATATCCTGTGATTGTGGCACTGGTGTATATCGGGGGCTTCTCGATGACACCTTTTCATCTTTGGCACAAGCCAGTATCAGCACAAACATTGTCATTAGCATAATAAGTACAAGATTTTTCATTACACAATATCCTTGAGATTTGAAACAGCATCGAGCATGGTGTGAATTGCGTCACGAGTTTTGACACAATCGACGTAGGAAAGAACGAGATCGACCGATTTTACATAGGCTTCAAACTTTTCCTTTTTGTAGATGTCTTCAAACTTTTTGTTTTTGGCTTTGGACGATTCAAGCTCTTCTTTCAGCCTTTTGTTTTCAGTCTCCAAAAGCTCAACACGCTTTTGCACTTCGTCTTCTTCACCATCTGGCAAATGAAGATCAGGAGCACTACTGCCAATCAGGGGGAATTTTACAAGCTCACCAATGATTTCTTTTTTCTGATCTTCGGAAAGAGCGTCGAGATTATCGCCAATTGCAGAGATAGCACCAATTACGGTTGGAGCATCTTCTCTGAGTTCGGCTCTTGTCGCCTCTCTTACTAAAATCCCTGCAACATTTTGCAGTTCTCCAGTTTTGTCAATTTCTGCACCCATAGTCACTTCCTTTTATAATAGGGTAATAAGTACAGGTAATATACATATAGTGGTGCAAAATTGCAAATTGGTCAAATATCAATATTCACTAACTATAAAATAACTATTGATTAACTATAAAATAGAATGTATATTATCTTAGAACGCAAAACAAGTGAGGGAATTATGAAACAGCCAACGGCTCAGAGCTTTAAAAAATCATGCCTTGAATGGATTCAAACAGTTGACGAATCAGCAACAATTGAAGACCTTGATTTCCATGTAGCAACACATTCATATTGGGACACTATTGTCACTGTGTGCTATACTTTGGCGAATGTTAATACCATGCACGAAACGTACATTCTTCTTGAAGAGTCTTTCAAAAATCAGGTAATATCAGCATACAAAGAAAGCAAATGTATCTGATATTTTTGTGATTAAAAAATAGTTGATTAACTATAAAATAACTATTGATTAACTATAAAATAGAATGTATATTATTAGCAAGTTAGAAAACAATAAGCAAAGGAGCTTAGAATGACAGTAGAAAAAGTAACAGTAGCAAACCTTGATGAGCTTACAAGACTCATCGACGATCAGAATGTATCAATCGTAGCAGTGGACACAAGTTGTGCCTACTCATACGGTTCCGACAATTCTTCTTTCGGTGGCATTGAGTGTGAAGCAAGATATGAAGAGCTTGCAATTGAGATTGGCTTTGAGGTTGATGAAGACGAACTTGCGGATACTCTTTGTGAGTGTGCAAGAGAAGATGTTGAAGATTCAGGCTTTGACATCTACCCAGTTCTCACAAAAAATGATGATGGGAGCTACTCTCTCGATTGGCAAACAGAATAAAAGGTGGTCGAAAGACCGCCTCTCTCCTCCAAAAACTGCAACAAAAGGAAAAGCAAATGAAATATGAAATTGAAGATGTGCAAGCCCTGTTCTCAGATGAGAATATCATCATCGTGTCACCCATAAAAGTTAAAAGAGTCTCTGTTCAGGGATTCCGATATTACTGCTCAAATGGTGAAATCTATCCATCAGTAACAACCATTCTTTCAAAAGGTTTACCAACATCAAACTTCCTCATTGACTGGATTGCCAATATGGGAAAAGAAAAAGCTGAAAGCATCAAAGAAGAGCGGTCTTGCTATGGCACACTCATGCACCAAGTTTATTCAGATTTTCTCATTCTTAGAGAAGCAAACCTTGAAGAAGTGGAATACTTTTGTGAGGACTACGCAAAAGCGAACGGATACGCTCACCTTGCCAAAAAATGGTCAAACGAAATCAAAAAAGACCTCCTTGCATTTGCTCAATTCTGTTTTGAGTATAATGTCACTCCTATTTCGATTGAGTATCCTGTGGTATACAATGACTCTGAAAGTGGTGTTTCGTATGCAGGTATGGTTGATCTCCTTTGTGAGCTTGACTACAGAGAAAAAGGTTTCTTTGGGGATGTCTATCTTTCAGGTGCTAAAAAAGGCGAACCAAAAGAAACAGCGGTAACGAAAAGAGTGATTGCTCTCATAGACTATAAAAGCAATCGAACGGGCACTTTCTACGACTCAGCTATTTTCCAGTTGCCGATGTATCAGCTTGCAACAGAGCAAACGCTCAATATCTCCCCTGAAAAGCTGTTCAACTTCTCCCCAAAAGAGTGGCGAACTGTCCCAGATTACCATTTGAGAGAGCAATCAGAAAAGGTGTCTCTCAAAGAGATTGAGGCAGTCTACACAATTTTCAGAAGAAATGAACCCGATGACATGAAAATTGTTGATATGGATGGGGTTGTTATATTTGGCTCAGAACCAACAGAGCTTATTGCCGTTTCAAGACTCAAAGATTCACTTTCAAAAATGATGAATGGGAGGGCATAATGTCACGAATTGCAAGAGACTCAAAACAGACCAATCTTCCTATTGTTGGCAAGATCAAAATTGGAGAAAAGAGAAAAAGCTCATCGGGAAAGATGATACCTGCAAGTCTCGATTACTTTGTAGCAACGGGAAACTATGCAGACCTTTTTGCAAAAGTTTTCGATAAACCAAGCTCTATCACCATCATTTTCACCAATGACGACGACTCTTTTTCGTGTGATGAGTATTATGAGTGCAGAGGCAAGAAAGACGGCTCTTTGTACGGCAAAGGCGACGGCAAGAGCTATAGCTTCTTTGATGCCCAAAGAAATATCTATCTTCAAAAAACACAGGAAGAAGTCAGATATGAAATGGCATCTCTCAAGAGCAGAGGCATTGAGCTTGTATGGAAAGCAAGTGTCACCATACGGTTTCTTTTGCCTGACATCAAAGGCTTGCTTGGAGTTTGGGAACTTACCACTCACGGTGAGAAGTCAAGCATTAGAGAGCTTGTATCGTCATTTGATAAGGTTAAGGAAATGGCAGGAACTGTTTTAGGAGTGCCGTTTACCCTATCGGTAAAAAAGGTTAAGTCTCAAAAGCCGGGTTCGTCCTCTTCGTTTCCAGTGGTGTCTCTTGTACCCAATATTTCACGGGAAAATGTAGAGAAGATTCACGGGTTAATAGAGGCAGGTGTTTCAGTCGGTCGTCTCGGAATTTTGACTGATGACAAAATAAGTGACATAAAAACCATTGAATATGAGGAGGTGAAATAGTGCCTGCAAAACAGCAAAACGGTGCTAATCGGATAGCATTCACGGTTACTCTTGAAGATAGAAACTTTCTTATGGGGCTTGGTCTCCATAAGAAAAAAAAGGTTATCTCAGAGGCTATCAAAATAGCCTCAAGCCTTTCATCATCGGAAAAAAGACGAACAGAACCAACAGGAATGTTCAATACATCGGTTGACGATGAGACTTTTATTGCGTTCGGAAATATTCCAAAAGGTAGCCGTAGTGTGCTTATCGGCATGGCTATTAAACAGATCACAGAAAGGATCTAAAGAATGATTGAAGAAATCAGAAACGACCAGAAACAGCAGGGATATGAACCTTGCTTTGCAACAACAAGAATGTTTCAAGAAGAATGGGTTGTCAAAAACTGTATTGAGTGCATCTATAGACCTCATTGCTTGAGAGCACTTCATTCAATAATCGTCTCAATCCATGCGGGAACATCGGAGCTTCCTTTTTCAGAAAAAAAGAGAATTATGGATGAGGCAAGAAATAGCCCTGTTGTTCGTAAAATTACTGCACTTGCAGAATCAGGCGTTCCTATGGCAATTGAAAATATTTCAGTGTATGGTGTTTCAGGTGCAAGAGATGGTGAGCAACTCAATAGAAATCTCAAAAAGAAAGGAAAGAAAAATGTCCCCAAAAAAGACCATTGACGAAATAAGAGATGAGCAAAAAAAGCAATGTTTTGAGCCTTGCTTCAATACTGCAAAAGTCTGTACAGACTATGAGAAATGTGGCTATCGGGGGAGTTGTATTTTTCAGGTGACACCAAATAAGTATTTATTCTAAAAAAGAAGCCCCAGTGTACAAGACTGAGGCTTCACAAGCAACAAATCCAAAAAGCAAAGGAAAGCTTTTGTTATGAGAAAGATAATTAAAAAACTGTTCGGCAAGGAGAAGAAATTCTACAGCATCGGAAGATATACCACCAGTTGCCCTATTTTGCTTGAGATGTACAGAGATCGAGCAATGAAAGAGTTGAGACAGTCATAAAAAGTAAGGGGGGCTTAAAGCCTCCCTTTTAATTCCATATGATATTTTTGGCAATCTTCACAAATATAGAAACTCCCCATATCATCAACATCAAGAGGCTTTCGACATACCTCGCACGGCTTTTTCCCAGAAAGAACATTGACACTTTCATTGCCGTTCACTATCCCGCCTTGACTAAAAAGATTTTCTTCCAGGACCGAAACCATGTGCTCTTTTCGGAAGTGCACCAGATTTCCGCTATCATTTTCGTAGTAGTGCCAGTGATCAGTTTCAAGGTCTCTTCTATACCAGCCATAAAACTCAAACTCTCCATGCGTTGTAGTAATGGTGTAGAATTTAGCTGGCGTGCCATTTTTTGGCAATGGTACTGTTCTATTAGTCTCATTATGAGATTGTTTTTTGACATGCTTTTTATTCATTCAAAATCCTCCCTGCAGAGGCAAATATTATCTTTCCCATCCCAATGCACATATTCGCATTGTGCGAATAACTCTCGACCATCGTCACGATGTGCCGAGCACTCTCTCCAATCATCCGCTGTACAGATGCACTTTCTAAAATCTGTCATTTCATTTCCTTGATAAAGAAAAGCTATGAGGAGTTCCTCATAGCCGTATTGGTTATTTTGTATTCATTTTGCCATGCTTATCATAGAATCTTTCTTTGGGAATCATCTTCCCAGTTCCATCTTCATACAGGACAAAAACATAGTTCTCATTATTTTTCTTGCAGAATATAACAGAATGGACTACTTTTCGGTCTTTGTACGAATCCATTCAAGCATTCCTACTCGTAAATCAATGCCTTTAATCATCTTCAACCTCCAAAACCTTTGACATCAAAGGTTATCAAATGTTTTTATATGTCCAAACAGTAATTGTAGTCAACTTTCTTTTTTATGCGAATGTTCTCGATGTCGTGCTGATAGGCAAATTCACCATGCAGTTCTATAGCCTTTTGATTGTAGGCTTTGCACGCTTCCTTTAGCGTTCGATAATTCCCCATAAAATGCTTCTTGCCGTCTTTTGTGACCTCGACACGATAGCTTTTGCCAGTGTCAGCAATCCCTTTGAGACCAAGACTGCTCCTTGAAGAAACTCCTCTATTCCATGTATTCTGCTGCTGTGTCACTAATCTGAGATTACTGAGATCATTATTGAGGCTATTTCTGTCTATATGGTCAATAACTCCGTTCAGATCACCAATGAATGTTTCATATAAAACACGATGCAAAAGAGCGAGGTGGTATTTATTGCCCATCTTGATACTGATGGACTTATAAGACCTGTTTTTACCAGTGAGTTGCACGGGCATCGGCTCAATAACTCCTTTTTTAAGATAGAAACAATCTCCAGCTCTTGTGACAAATAGGTTATCATAGACAACCCCTTTATATCTCATGTTGCACTTTTGGTCAGTCATCATTTTTTACCGATTCCAAAACATTCAAGGAGGAGAGCTGCTATACTTTCCTCTGCCTCTCTCGATATGCACTCGCATTCCAAAATGCTACTCAAAGTATTGATAAAATGCTCTGCTTTGTCAGTTTTGATGGTTACCTGTAATTCTGCTACTATTTTTGACATCACTACTCCTTGCTTAATTTCTGTTGAGCTTCCAGTATCTCGGCTATCCTTTTTGACATCCGTAAAAAGTATTCAAAACCAATACCACTTTTTGCAATATCTTCAATGCGACCATCGTGATCGCTCCAGTTGTAAGTATGAGAGGCAACAGTCTCAATAATCAATGCAAAATCAGAGGCAGTTGCATAGCACAGATGCCTGATAACATCTTCATTGTCAATTTCTACGGTTATTTTTATTTCTTTCTTGGTCATACTTCCTCCACCTTTCTTTCCAATAAAATACTATTTGCGTGGGGAAAATGAATAAAAAAATTAAAAAACATTAAAAAAACTACCAACAACATAAAACATATTGTATATTGAAGCTGAACATAACAACGGAGGTTCAAAATGAGCTTAATGACTGGAAGAGCACTTGCTAAAGAGTTAGGTGTAACTCCTGCAACAATCATCAACTATGCCAAAAGAGGCATGCCTTTTGTAAGAATAGGAGCACATAGAAAGTATGTTGCTGAACATGTTCAGGAGTGGCTTAAAAACGGAGGGGAGGCTTCAAAATGAACATAAATCAAATTATGATGCACTCTGATGATATTTGGGTTTTAGAGTGGAGTAATCAGCAGAGATGCTTTCACAGAAGCTCTTTGAGCGAGTCTCTTGGTAACAACATCGAAAATATGATTGAGAATCGTGGGGTTGATTATCAGGTTGTTGCTATTGGTACTTATGAGCAAATCAGTGATGCAAGCGAAAAGTTTAGACAGATAGTATACAAGGAAACTGGTGGAGTTAAGATTTTCAAGACCATTGATGGAATGGAGTATTATCTATGAGCAACAATAAGGATAGGGAGGCAAAACATGGCAAGACCAACAAAGCAAGGAATTGACTATTTCCCACTCGATTGCTACGATGACGATAAAATAAAGTTTATAAGAATCAAGTATAAGCTTGCTGGTGTTGGTGTTGTTTTTGAGCTTTTCAGACATATCTATTCTCAGGGGTATTGGTGCAAATGGTCAGACGACGAGGCAATAATATTCTCTGATGAAATTAAGGCAGACTATGAGCTTGTTGTAAATGTTGTCGAAGAGTGCCTAAAGAGGGATGTTTTTAACCATTCTATATTCAAGAGTTTTGGTGCTCTCACTTCTAAGGGGATTCAGTCAAGGTACAAAGAGGCTTGCAGAAGAAGAAAGGATATTGAGATAGTAAAAGATTATTTGCTTTTTGACGGTCTAAATTCAAATTGCCAACACAACGACGGAAATAATGGAGTTAATGACGGCAATAATGGAGTTAATGACGGCATAGTGACGGCAGAAGTACAGCAAAACGGAGTTAATGACGGCAAAAGTACACAAAGTAAAGTAAAAGAAATAAAAGAATATAAAGAGGCAAAAAATCCATCCAAGAATTCGGATAATTTTTATAACAGTGTTCCTAAATATTCCGAATTTACTTTTCAGACCATCGAGTATTGGAATAAGAGGCTCGACACAAACTATAAGCCTCTGCCAATGTTTGCTGAAAAGGTTGAGTCAAGAAAAGATAGCGTTGATATTGGCTCAATGATGAACGCAATAGATGCAGTAAGAAAAGAGAAACGCAAAGACGATACGATTTATAGGGATATTGACCTTGTAAAGTTTTTTAGCTCTGATAAAATTTTTGAATACTTTGTATCTCTCGGTGTTGAGCTGGAGGCAGAGAGAGTCAGAGAAGAAAAAAGAAAGGAAGTAGGTTTCAGATGATACTATACGACCACGATAAAGAGAGGCTTATATTGGCTTCTGTTATTTCAGATGCTTCTGATTACGGTAGCAACAGCGTTATGGCTGATGAAATGCTTTCAGTTCTTGAGCATGATGATTTTCATAGCCCACTGCATAGCACTGTTTTTGATGCAATTTTGAAATGTAGGAATAAAAATGTTCCATCTGATTTGGGTCAAATGTCTACAATGATCCCAGACGAAGCAGTTTTCATATCTTCTTGTTGCAGTGTCTATTCTACGACAACAAAAATAGATAATCTCTGCCAAGACATTAAGATTCTTACAAGGGGTAGAAAAGTTAGGCAGTCAGCAGAGGCAACAATTCACGCATTAGACACTGGTAATGATGTCTCTCTTGCAATATCTAACGCAGAAAAGATGATGTTTTCTGCAACTGAGGAGAAAACAATATCAGACGAATCAGGAACAATTAGAGATAAAAGACAATCTTACATGAAAGAGATAGAAGAAGAAATGGTTATGGATGATGCCATAATAGGCGTACCATCTGGTTTAACAGCACTTGATAATCTTGTTATGGGATTCCGAAAAACAGAGCACATAATACTATCAGCAAGACCATCAATGGGAAAGTCGGCATTTGCGGTATCTATGATGGTTAGGCAGGCAAAAATGGGCTTTAAGCCTGTTATGTTTTCGCTCGAAATGGGAATGAGAGAGCTTCAAAACAGATACTATTCGGCATACTCTGCCATAGATGGTGGGTTTTCAGTAGCTTTTCAAGACCTAAGAACTCCAAAAGTCAGAAATGCAGTTGATAAAAATGGCAACATAGTCAAAGACCATAATGGCGACATGATTATAAAAGGGCTCACAGTTGAAAAACTGAATAGGCTTGGTGGGATTATGCAAGACAAATCAAATGCTAATATCTACTTGGATTGCTCGCCTTATAACACTGTTTCAAGAATATGCTCTATCATTCGCAGGATGGTTGCTTCTGGAAATTGTGACATTGCATATATTGACCATTATCTATTGCTTGTAAAAGACGAATCACGAGAGCGTGAAGAGCTTAACGGTATAGCAAAAGCGTTCAAAAGGCTTGCAATAGAGTGCAAAATACCTATCGTTGGTATACACCAACTTGGAAGAGAAGTTGAGAAGCAGAATAGGAAGCCAAGAATGAGTGATCTTTCTGGAAGTGGTGCAATAGAACAATCTGCCGACATTATACTTTTTCCATACAGAGAAAGCGTTATTGGTGGAGACAAAAAACCATCAGAAGCAGAGTTGATAATTGGAAAAGGAAGGAGCGTTGAGGGAGGTTGCTTAGACCTGCATTTTGATACCGTAACGGCTTCTTTTATGGACAAAAAAGGTGAGGATTACGATGGAAAAAGATTCTAAATAAAAAGACCATCGTTTGAGCAATGGTCTTTAGCAAAAAACAGTTTTAAAAGAAGATTGGCAGATCTTATCAACCCAAAAATAGTATTGGAGCAGTAAAAATGCAAGGAAGAACAAAGTCGGATTATCTTGAAATATTAAATAAGCTGTGTAATGCTTATGATTGCCCTTTGACAGTTGCTATGGAGCACGCTGGACTTGACAAAAAGAAAAATAGATATATGTTCTACGGCAGTATTGTTAAGAGACAAATTCCGAGAAGAGGGAGTAACTGGTTTACTAAGTTTTTTCGGATACTCAAAGCTCTGAAAGATGCAAGACGACAAAAGAGCATTAAAACGGCATCTTTAATGGTCAGATATGACTTTGTATCAACTAATGCTTTTCTTGAAGAAATTGGCATTCCTTTGTTCGTCTGGAAGAATTTTAAATCATCTCCAATGTATAACAATGCAAGCGTTATTGTTGAAAGGCAAATTTCTGGGTATACTTTTAGTGCAGATTTAGAGCAACTCCCGATTGAAATTGTTGGCGGGGAGCTTGACTATTTGCCGTATGACATGAATATTCGGGAATATGAAGCGGAATGGTGAAAACTGTCTTAATCAACGCACACTTTCTATTTGCTATGTTGATAAGTATTTTGAAGTACGATGAAAGAGAGAATAACTTGATAGGGTTTATTATGGCTATTGTGATTATGGCAGTCGCCTTTTCGGTTGCAGTGGTATCACTTGGTGTATATGAAATTTTGAGACAAATAAATTGGATGGTAAAATAATGGGTAAAGAATCCGACAATCATATGGTATTTTCAGATAAGTTTGGCAAAAATACAACAGCAGGTCAAAAGGTTGCATTTTTGGGAGATAATGGCATGTATCTCGCTGGTGTCGTTTTGCAAAAAGATGGTAGGATAGCCATTGTCTCGGAACTGGGTCGGGTAGAGCGGTTTAGACTTTCAGAGATTTGGAGGAAGCACTAAATGGCTAATGATCTTTCTGAATATACCTTGATATGCCTTGAAAATGCTGTTGCCAATGGTGCAAAGACCAATGCAGAGATGGCACAGGCTTTGGGGTGGAGCGAGAGCAAGTTCAGGAATGTCAAAGACGGAGATAGGAAGAATGGCGTAGAAGAATCAGCCAGAATAAGCCAAGCTATAAAAAAGGGCGAGGAAAGGCAATCGGATGTCTTCCTTGCTCTTGCCGAAAACTCACTCAAAAAACTTGTTGCAGGTTTTGAATATACTGAAGTAACTGTTGAAGTTTCTGAGTCAGAAAAGGGAACTTTTAACAAGACAAAAACAGTCAAAAAGTATATAAAACCTGATACTGCAGCAGTGATTTTCACTCTTGTGAATAGCGGAAAATGGAAGAACACTGGCTATACTGTGGAATCAAAAGAGCAACCAACCGAACTAAGAATTGGCTTTTCTGACGAGGAGGAGTCTTGAGTCTACCGCCAAAAAATGTTGTGATAAGCAAAAGGGCAATCAACGAAATATATCTTGATGCCCTTTCCTGCAATAAGAGATACCAAATCTACTATGGCGGCTCATCGTCTGGCAAGAGTTATCAGATGATGCTCTATGCTCTCCTTTGGGCTATGGAGGGTAGAAATATCCTTTGGTGTCGTCAAACACTTACATCAATAACCGATTCATCATGGGCAGAGGCAGAGGCTATAATTTCAGCTTATGACCTCGACGACTTCTTTAAGCTCAATAAGACCACAAAAAAGATTACCTGCATCAATGGTAATGGTGGTATCATTATTTTCAAAGGGCTTGAAAAGGTAGAGCGAATCAAGTCTATCCGTGGTAAAAGAGCAATTGATACGGTTATTGTCGATGAGGCAACGGAGATTCTTGAGGCGACATATAATCAGCTTCTACTTCGTCAAAGAGGGCTTACAAAGTTCAAGAAGAGAATTATTCTCCTTTTTAACCCTGTCAATATTGATCATTGGATATATGAGCGGTTTTTTGCAAAGATGATTGATGGTGGCTTGTGGGATGGTCGGAGCTATACAGGTGCCGATATTCACATTCTCAAAACGACATATCGGGATAATAAGTTTTTGGCAGAAGATGATCTAAAAGTCTTTGAGGATTTGGAAGAGCAGTCGCCCTATCATTTTCAAGTCTACGCCAATGGTGAATTTGGTACTCTCGGTGATAAGATTTTTACCAATTTTGAGATTAAAGAGTTTGAGCCAAATAGGAGTATTCAGTTTCATTGTGGTTCTGACCTTGGGTACTCTGACCCGTGCACCTTTGCTGTTACCCAAATTGACGAACGGCAAAAGACCATTTTTGTGGTTGACGAAACAGGGGGAGTTGGTTTGTTGCCAAATAGTTTTTCTGAAAAAATCAAAGGGACATTGGCAAACAACAATCTTCCTGCCAATCAGCTTATTCGGATGGATGACAATGAGCCTCGCTTTATGGAACAGCTCAAAGCGTTGGGGATAAATGCAGTCAAGGCGAAAAAGCAGGGTGTTCTTGCTTCGTATTTGTGGTTGATGCAGTATAAAATTGTGATTCATCCACGGTGCAAAAATACCATTCAAGCGTTCAAAAATAGCGAGTGGCAAAAGGATAAGGCGACAGGAAGAAATAGTGATGAACCAGTGCACCAGTACACTCATTACATTGATGATATTCGGTATGCTCTACAACCTTTTTGGTCGGCAAGCGGTAAGATTGTTGGTTCAAAATCAAGCCTATACTAATGCTTTTGTTATATATTATCAGCGAATACTAACAAGGAGTAATAATGCTTACAAATGTAACATTCAAATTGCAGAGCGAAACAGTACGGAGAGTGAGAGCAATTCGGGAAGAATCATATCGTAAAAATGGCTCTCGTATATCTGACGACCAGTTCATTAACGACCTTTTAGAGCTTTCCGAAAAAGCAACTGTTGTGACAAAAAAAGGTGAAGAGCCTGTTTCTCAGTCAGCTACTATTCTTAACAGCTTGCTAAATTCTGCATCATCAGGAATCCCTAACAGCTTGCCTAATACTGATGCCTGAAAAGAACTTTAGCAACCTCGAAAACGCAGGATACGCAGGAGATAGCATTGATATTTCGGCTCTCTGCCCCTATCAATTTGTTTCTGATGCTTATCACGGTACAAACGGATTTCGTGATGGTCGCTATATCTCAAAATATCAGCGTGAAATGAGTTATGATAATAGACGCAAACAATCCTACTACAAGAATTTTGTCAAAGGTATTGTTGATGCGGTGATTATCCCGGTGTTTTCTGATGAAGTTTTGCGGGTATGTGATAGTGATTTGTTCAATGCGTTTATCCAAAATTGTGATAATGCAGGAACCAAGCTCCAAAATATGACCAAGTCAGCAACAAAATATGCTCGGCTTCACGGTGTCTCTTTTTTGGTGATGGATAACTTTCCTGCCGATCAGCTTGTCGGAAGTCAGGCAGAGATTATTGCTTCACGCAAATTTCCCTACATCTATCTGCAAAAAGCATCAACGGTAAAAAGCTACAAAACAGATACCTTTGGCAATTTGGAAGAGATTGTTTTTTATGACCGCACCCAAAAGGATGACAAAAAACAGACCTCTGAAAAGCTCTATCGTAAGTGGACCAAAGAGTATAGTGTCACCGTAAAAATTGACGACAAAGGAAAAGAGCAAGAAGTTGGTGCACAGTCAGTGCACGGGTTGGGTGTTGTTCCTGTCATAGAAGTTCGTTCGGCAGATGCAGAGGGCTTTTTGCCGTCTCCTCCCTATTACGATATTTGTCGGCTCAATTGGGCAATTTACAACCAAGATTCAGAGCAACGGAATATCGAACGGCAACAGGCTTTTTCTCTTTTGGTTATGCCCGGAAATGAAGCAAACAGTAATGCAGAAGTTGGAGCCAATTCGGTTTTGTGGGTTGACCCTGATTCTTCTCAATCGCCCTCTTTTATCTCACCTGATGCAGGAATACTTACAACTCTCAGAGATAGTAGTGCTGAAAATGTGAACAATCTTTTGGCTCAAGCGAATGTGCTTGGTGCAACAGCTGTCGTAAAAGGTGGTGGTTCTGATAAATCGGGTGTTGCTCACTCCTATACTTTTCAAGGGCAGAATTTTGCCCTCAAAGAGACCTCTCAAATCGCCACTGATACCGAAAAGAAAGTTGCAGAACTATTCAAAAAGTATGTACCCAGTGAGGATTTTGAGTATACCGTTGAATATCCCGATGATTTTGCACCGACCTACGAAAATGTCAAAACCAATATGGACTTTTGTGAGAGAATTGCAGATAGAAACATCTCTCCAGCGGTGACAACAAAAGTAAATATCCTGATGGTAAAACAACTGTACGAACTCTTTCAGCTTCCCAATGATGATTATGCTGATGTTGAAAAAGACATTGTTGAAAATGGCAGTGGGGTAGTGGAATGAATATCGGAGCTCAATTTTCCGCAGTAGCAAATAGATGGGATTCGTACATCAATGGCGGTCTATTGGGCAATGGCTTGAGCGGAAAAGTTCAGAAGAAGCTCGGCAATTTGATAGAGAAACCTCTTTCAAAAATTGATTTGCAAACCAAACTCAATACCGTTTTGGCTGATACTGATTTCTATGGGAAATCGGTTGACCATATCCACGCTTCTATGGTGCTTGCCAATCCAAAGCTCGACAAAAAGAAGATGATTTATGGACTCAATAAGACCAAGCACGGTGATTTGCTCGATGGTCTGAGAAACGGCAATATGGCTGACACTTTGGCTGATAGAATATCTACCGAAGTAGATCTTTTGCAGGGGAGAGTTTCACGGCTTGATGGGTATCTCAAAGAGAAAAACTTTGGTGCTCTTGGTGATATAGAAACCATCATTGGCACGAATAATACTCGTTTTAAAAACTTTGATGAGCGGAGCAAATACCTTTCTGCAAAGCTCAAAAACAGAGGTCTTTCGGGGGAGCAGAGAAAGCAGATTACTGCCGAACTAAAGCGAGCTCAGAAACAGACCAAGCAAGCTCAAAAAGAGTTTCAGAAGCAACAAAAAGAGCTTGCACAATTCAAGAAAAAGTTTGAACGGCTTTCAGATTCTCAAAAACAAAAAGAGTTTGAAAAGCTCGTTCGTTCGGTTCGGGGTGGCGTTATCGCTTCTCAATCGGCAATTATTGATAGTGTGGTGAATAGTACCGCTTCCTATCAGGTTCGCCGATTGGCACAAGACCAGGCGTTTAATCTGCAACAAGAAGCAAATCTCAAAGAGAGAGATGAGCTTGAAAAAAGTGGGAAATCTGTTTTTGGGAAATGGTCACTTTCACCGTCTCATACTTTTCATATGGCAGGTGACCCGTGCGAGAAGTTTGCAAAGATAGAAGTTTTCCCTGCGAAATCGTGCCCAGAACCGATAAAAGACACTCATTTTGGGTGTAAATGTACCGTAGAATTTTTTGTGAAATAATAGCCCCGATGAGGGCAGAACCTTTTTCCCGATGAGGAACAAATGAAAACACTTGAAGAACTTACTTCCGTACTCAATGCCACAACGCTTGATAACAAAACTGCAATTATTGAGGCGGTGACCTCTCTTATTGGAGCAGAAAAGCAAAGAGGCATTGAGAGCTACCGTAAAAAGGATGCTGATGTTTTGAAGCTGAAAAATGTCATTAAATCACTTGGGTATGACAGAGAAGATTTTGAAGGCATTGAGCAATTTGCAGAATCTTTGAAAGCAACCAAGCAGAAATCAACAGAGAATCAGACCGAAATGGAAAAGCTCCTTGCTCTTGTTGAGGCTCTTCAAAACGAAAATTCGGCAACAAAGGCAGAACGTGAAGCAGAGCGGAAAAAAAGTGAGCGATCTGCACTGAGTCAGAAGCTCACAGAAGCTATTGGAAGTAAGCTCTATGCGTCAAGTGCAATCATCGAATCTCTTCTCAACAATGGCGTTGTAAAAATGGTTGATGGGAAGATGGTCTTTTCGACTGATACAGGAGATGTCTCAGATTTTGAAACAGGAATTAAACACATTCTTGATAAAAATAAAGACGCTCTCAAAACAGAACAGCGTGGGGGAGCTGGTAATCCAAAAGGTGACGACCCCTACAAACAAAAAACTGATATTTCAAATATGTCACCTGCGGAAATCGCAAACAATCCAGAGATTTTGAAAGAGTGGGGATTGTAAAACTATCTATCATAAAGGATGTGAAAAATGAGTTTTCATTTAGACAAATTTATCCCAAAAAATGTAATTACTGCAAAAGTAATCCTTGAGCTTCGTAAGGCTCAGACTTTCCGCCAGTTGGTCAATGTGCATACTCCTACACAACTTGGTCGTGGAGATTCATATCGTGTTCCGGGCGTTGGAGATATTACTGTTGGGACATATGCGGGAACAGACATTTCAATTCAGGATTTAGCTGATATTAACAGCGATATTGCAATCAATCAGGCGAAATATTATGCGTTTTACCTTGATATGGTTGATAACGCACAAGCAGCTCAAACAATTCTGCCTCTCTATTCTTCTCGTGCGGCGTATAAATTGGCTGATGCTGCGGATGCTTTTATTGCTACAACAATGACAAGTGGTGCAACTGTTGTAAATGCTACTCCTCAAGATGTTGACGACACCAATGTGGCTGATGTTATTCTTGCTATCAAGACAAAAATGGATGAGGCAAATGTACCTCTTGCAGGTCGTTATTTGGTTGTTCCTCCTTTTATGGATGCGGCAATTGCTAAAGCTAACATTATGGCCATTCAGGCTTCTGAGCAGGCTCGTGGGAATGGTTTTATTACTCGTTTTCTTGGCTTTGATATTTACACCTCAAATAACCTTGTGAATGGAGCCAATGTGGCTCCAAAACCACAGGCTCGTTTTGTTGTTGCGGGAATTATGGATGCTTTTGATTTTGTGGATTGCCTCAATGAAGTAATCTTTATGGATTCAGAAAAGCGTTTTGCTTCTCTGTCAAAAGGGCTTCATGTCTATGGCGGAAAAGTGACGCAAGCTGCTGCTATCTACAAACAAGATGTTCAGCCTGCATAATGGCAGAATCTTTTCGCATTGAGCTTGCAATAGAGCCTTCTCGTGGTGGGACGGTTGGGCAGTTCTTTACCAGAATACAGAGGACATTTGATAGTAACTTCTTTGAGGCTACTGAAAATATTGCTCAAAAACTGCGTAAGGATGCCCAACAAAACCACAAATATCATACTCGAACGGGTAATTTGGAACGGTCTACGATTGTAGAAAACAAGACTCGTTTGGGTAAGATGGATATTGCTCTATTGGTTGATAAAAAGAAAGCTCCCTATGCAGGTTGGATTATCAATGGGAAAATGGTTCGTTTTGGTAAAACTATCAGAACAAAAAAAGGTCCCGACCCTTTTCTTGATAAAGCGGTTGATGATAATCAGGCGTGGATTGAAGAAGAGCTTCGGCAGGTTGGCGTGAAAACGGCTCATACCGTAGAAAGGCTATAATATGGCTGATTATATTGTCCTTGAAGATGTCAAGCATACTCATTTCAACCAGTTTCCCGAAGAGACTCGGCAACCATACATTGACGAAGCAAATGCGTGGTATGAAGATTTTGCGGACACTTTGGGACTTTTCCCCGAACAGCTTACTACCCCGATTCCTCTTTTGGCAAAACGGCTTTTGGCAAACTATGCTCTAATGCGTTTTTCTGAGGATAATATTGGCTCAACTGATATTTCAACTGAAGATGGTGAGGATGTCTACCAAAAGTATTATAACCACTATCAGAAATCGGTGCAAGATGTCAAAGTCCAAATTACTCCAGAGATGCTTCAAGGCTTAAAAACAGGAAGAGTTGGGCGGTCGGTCTCTTTCGGAAAGCTGTTTAGAACATAATGGATAGAATAACGGCAATTGAGGAAAAGCTAAAAGAACTTCTTGAAACCATAGATGGGACTGTTCAACCAAGTGGTTACCAATATCACACGACTACTGGAACGGTGAATATTGAGGACGAAGCTCTTTCTTTGGCTCAAAATACGGATAATAAAGCGGTCAATTACTGCATTTATGTATCAGAAGAGCGGGCTTTGGATTGGTCAATCGGGCAGAATGCCTATATGAACGAACTTGTGTTTATGATTTCGGCACGGGTTCATAATATCGGCACAGAAGATAATCCAAAGTTTGCAATCACCGAACGGATGAATGAAGTTTTATCAGATATTAAGCATCTGATTTACAAAAATAGCACCATTGGACGATTGGTAGAACTTGCTTCGTATGTGGGTTCACGCCGTCAACCAAGTGCCACAAATAACAGAATTATGACAGGTGATATTGAGATATTTGTGCAAGTGCAATACTCTCAACAGGGTGAAAATCCCGATATACAAGCCTGTAATTTTTAAGGAGAATCTATGGCTTTTGGAATGAAAACACAGCTCATTGGATTTGTAGAAGAAACTACTTCGGGAACCTATAATTCAGCAGTAGAAACAGCACGCCCCAATGTTCGCATTGAAACGGGTGCCACTGTTGATACTGCGGTTGAACTTGATGGGGAAACAGATTTCCTTTCGGGCGATTGGGGTGGGAATGATATTTCTGTTCCGGGAGCACGAACGGCAAAAGTAACCCCACCCACAAAGATGTCAGCAGGTGAGTTTGTTGCAGGAACTCCTGCAAAACATAAACTTACCTATGCTCCATTGCTCAAGGCTTCGGGGCTTGCTTCTGTTGGAAAAAGTGTTGAGACAACTGATAATGTGGCAGGAACTCGCTTCTTTTTCCCCTCAAGACTCTACGCAGGGAAAACGCTCTCCTTTGCTCGTTGGCTTGCAAATAACAGTGGAACATCGACAAAAGTACATAGAGATTGTATTTCGGGTGCGGTTGCCAATTTTTCTATTGATGTGGCAGGCAGAGGCAAACCGTTTATGCTCAATACAGAGTTTAGCGGTGTTGTTGAAAGTGTAGGTGATATTGACCTTTCTGAAATGCCTCTTTTTGATGATGCAAACGCACTGGCAATTATCCCTGATGCTTTTTTGGAAACAACTATTACCCTCAAAAACATTGTAGATAGTGAAACAACAAGCCATTGTGTAGCAAAGCTCAATTTTAACAATAATGCCGTTGTTTCGGAAATAGAGTGCCAATCTCACCCCAGTGGTATTCAGAGCTATTACGTTTCCGATATTGCTCCATCGTTGTCGATTGACCCTCTTTTGAGAACCAAAGACCAATTCGACACTTGGACAAGTCTTATTGAAAGCACTCTTTATGAGGTAACAATTGCTTCTCCTCATATCGAATTATACATTCCCCGTGCTCAGATTCTTGAGGCTCCAATTGTTGATTCAAATGGTATTGCTCGGACTGCTATCAAGTTTAAGCCATTGCGGAATATTTACAAGGATTTGCCTGTCGGACTTCTTGAAGCAAATATGACTGGGTACACCATTGAAGAGGCAATGTACTTTATTGCGATTAAGGAGAAAGCAAGTGACTACTAAAAAGAAACTTCCCGATGAAGTGAAAGATATGCTCCGTGGATATTCGGCTACTTTTGGGACTTATACAGTAAAAATTGGAGAGGAAGAATTAGGGGAATATGCTCCTGAATTTACCTTGAAAAACCTCAATGTTGGGGATTTAAAATCAATTCAAAATGACCCGGGTAATGATGCTCTTGGGCTTGAAATTATCCGAAAAAATATGGTTGGAGCGACCAATATTTTCGATTATGATTCGGGGGAGATGATTGAGTTTATTGCCGATAAAAACGGGAGCTGTAGCGAAGAGTTCTTTGATAAGATTCCTGCTCAAATTGCGGTGACCATATTGCACAAAATGGTCGATCTCAATAGCCGTGGATGAGACTTTCGACATTATTGAAGAGAGGGTGATTCTGCTCTCTCTATTACATCATAGACTTTTGTCAATGCACTGTAGCGATTGTTCGGCAGAGCAACAGGAAGAACTTAATTGTGGGTGCAAATATAGGGAAGAGCCTGTTTTATATGAACCAACTATCCAAAAAGAGGTTTTTGCCTGCCCAATCAGGATGATTCCCAAAGAGATTTTTGAGCTATATGATAAGTTTGCTTTTGTACAAGAGTTTGGGGGAGTAGGGGCGTATCAGGATTGTGACGCTCTCTATTGGTGGTTTCACAAAACATATCTGCATTACTCAAATAAACATAGTATCCAAAAAATGGAATTAGATAGCAAATCCAGAGGCTTAAAATGATACATATACCAATTATAGCCAATAGTAATATCCAACAAATAATGCAAAATGCCACCCAGTCTGTTCAGCAGGCAGGACAAAAGATGTCTCAGTCTATGCAGAGTGCGAGTAGTAAAATTAGCCAGTCAATGAATCAGGCAGGACAGAAGATTCAAGGAGCTTTTCAAGGTGCAAGTGGTCAAGTTGGCAATTTCTCAAGCCAAATAACCAGTCAACTAAAAGCCATTCCACCTCAAGCAATGGTTGCTGTTGCAGGTATTACGGCGGTCGGTGTAGCAGTTACCAAACTTGGTACCGACTATGTTCAGACTGCAAAAAACATCAAAGAGTTTTCCTCTGCCACATCAACAACTGCCGAAGAATACCAAAAGTTCAAATCTCTTTTTGGGGGAGATGAGGGGGCAGTGGTTGGAGTTATTTCAAATATCTCTACCACAATGAAAGATGCTATCGACCCCGCAACCGATATGGCAAAAGCATATAAAACTTTGGGTGTTGCTATTACCAATTCAGATGGCTCTTTTCGGACAAATTCCCAAATACTTGGAGATACCTTAAAAGGATTATCAAAGGTCACTGATGCCTCTGAACGGGCACGATTGGGCTATTTACTGATGAGTACCGACTACTCAAAAGTGGCTATGGTTCTTGAAGATGGTGCAGATGCTTACGAGAAATATAATGCTCAAGCCGAAAAATCTATTGTAATGAATGAGCGTCAGGTGAAATTAGGCACTGAAATTGCAAAACAGTTCAGTGTGTTATCCACTGCGGTAAAAAGCGTTACCTTTGAAGCTCTCGACCCACTAATGACAACTCTCAATTCCGTTTTTTCTCTTTTCCAAAGTGGTAATTCTGTTTTCTCACAACAATTTGAAATGATAAAAGGCTCTCTTACTTCTTTGGGAAAAACTTTTGCAGAAACTTTTGACACTCTTGCAAACTCAACGCTCTTTTCTGCAATGGTCGCCAATATAAACATTGTCATTATTGCCGTTGATAAATTGATGTGGGTATTCAATAAACTCTTTGAAACTGCCGAACTCTCACTCACAGGAATCACGCTGATTCTCAATGGGACCATCAAGAAAATTGGTGATTTCTTGGTGATGATGGAGAGCTTGCAGGCAAAAGCAACCAAGATTTTGGGAACAGGTGAAAATAATCCTGTGTTCAAAGCCTTTTTTGAGGGATTGAGAGATAGTGGTGCAAAGGATTTTGAAAGAGATTTAGAGCGGATTGCTATTCTCAAGGAAAAATTATCGGGCAAATGGAAAGCTCCTGAACTGCCCAGTGTTGTTACTCAAAAAGGTGGAACAACTCCTACAAAAACAGGTGGAACGACTCCAACAACTGACAAAACAGCTATTGCCGAAAATATCATTCCTGTAAATGAGATTAAAACCGCTTCGGTAATGGCAGAGGCTACTATCAGCGAGTTTGCAAAGTTCATTGAATACAAATTTGCTCCTCAAAACTTTTCTATTTGGCAGGCTTTTCAAAATGTCCAACCAATGAAAACAGGTCTTGCACTGGTAACAAAAGAGATTTCTGCAACGCAAGAAAAGAACCTTGCCATTTCTCAGGCAAATTATGAGGCTCAACAGAAAGCCCTTGATGATAACTATGTCAATATGTTTATCTCTGATGAGCAATATCTTAAAAGTACGCAAGACCTCAGAGCATCATACGAAATCGAAAAGAAAGATATTATTCTTGCCGGGACAGAAGTAGAAAAGCAAGCCTATCAATCAGCATCAGAGGCATTTTCTCAGAGCATAGAGAACCGAAAGCAGGCACTTACAGGGCTACTTTCTGCAACGCAAACCGTTTGGGGAGCCATTACAACAACCGCTTCGGCGTTTGGGGGCTACCAAGATACGCTTCACCAAAACGAAATGACCCGTTTGCAAGCCGAATCTGATAAGAGAATGGAGATTATGCAGGAGCAAATGGGGCTTACGGTTATGTCATCTCGTGCTCGTGTTTTGGCAGAGAAACGGATTGCAGATGCTCAAAAGAAGAATGAAGCTGATGCAGAAACACGAGCCAAAGCCTATAACGAGAAGAAAAAGGGTTGGGCGATTACTCAAGCCACTATTGATGGTGCTCTTTCTATTGCTAATATCTGGAAAGATTGGGCAAGTAATCCCATAATGGCAGGGATTTTGACAGCTCTTGCTACTGCTACAACTGCCACACAAATTGCTACTATTTCAGCTCAACAGTATGCCAATGGTGGCGTAATCGGTGGAATGACTGGTGCGAGTTACGGAAAAGATAATACGGTGATTTCTGCCCGAAAAGGTGAGATGGTTATCAATGCTCCACAGCAACGGGAGCTTTGGGCAGTGGTCAATGGTCGCTCTTCAAGAGGTTCAAGCGTAACTTTATCACCAGTAATCACTTATAATGTATCAGGTGATGTTTCAAAAGATACTATGAAGCGACTCAAACAGAATGAAAATGAGTCACTTGCAAACCTTGAAGCATCAATTAAGACTCTCAAAAGATACGGGAGAATCTGATGCAAATTTGGGATAAAGTAATCACTGTACAAAAAGTTGCTGTTGATACCCAGTTGCAATACAAAATAGTGCAAAAGGATGATGGAACGGCGGTTATTATTGATAGGGGGAGCCGTTCGGACATCTATAGTGGCTCCTTTACTTGCATTGCAAAAACTGCCGAAATCTATGACATTATGCAACAGATTCGCCGTGATAGCCATATTGGAATAAGCAATTGCAATCCCGATGAAGCTCTTTTTGGTGAAAATGTGGACTATACCAATTCTATTGGGTGTGCGGTTTTGGAGATTGGGGATATTCGGCACCGCTCCTATACTACCTCAGAAATTACCCTCAAAGTACAAGCCGAACAGGGAGATACTCCGCTCTCTTTTGTGGGAAATTCGGCATTGCCCCAAATGAAATGTATTTCAAATGGATGGTCTATAAAGAGCCGATTGGGGCAGACTTTTTACGATTCATATTTTGGAAATCAGTTTGTCAGTGACTCTTTGAGAGATATTTTTCAGTGCGAACTTTCGGCAACGATAACCCTTGCAGATGCAATCAGTTTGCTCAATTGGTTTCGACTGCAAAGAGGAGCTACTTTCACGATGAATCAAGCTGATTGGGGTATTGCATATCCTTTTGGAAAAGGGATTGATAATGGAGGACTGGTAACCGAAAGTTTTTCCTATCCTTTTACAGCTCGGATGCTCTCTCTTACTGTTGACAGAATTGCTCCAACGCATAGAAGAGTTACCATGATACTTGAAAAGGAATCGCAATGAACTATAATATTATCCATTACGCTTGTGTCATTGACACAGGAACCACAGAAACGATGGAGTCTATTGGGTTGCACAATGGCAAAATCAAGATTATCAGCGATGGGTGTCAACTCGCACCATCAGCATGTTTTGAGGATGATACACTCGTTGGTGATAATTGGGTGAATCTCTTCAAGCTCGAAGGACTTGCCCAAACTGGCACCCGTATAGATATTGTCACTGGTGGAGATTATGCCTATCTCACTGGTATGAATGTTATTCTTGCCAACCAAACGCTTGATGGTACGATGCCCTATCATGAGGCACTGCAACAGTTACAACAGTCATGGCTCATTGGTGCAGGTATTCAGTTCTTTGTTGTGTGTGATAGAGAACGCTTCATACAGCGGTGGGAAGGTGTTATTGATAACATTGCATTCACTGATGAGGACTTTACATTTAGTGCTGTAGATAAGCTTGTAAAGAAGTTTAAACAGCTACCTCAAGTAGCAGGTGACCAAATAGCTATTGGAAATATCAAGTATGCACCAATGAAATTGGTATCCAAAGAGGAAGAAACAGTATTGCTTGAGTCTCATACCATTGCAAGAATCCTCCCTTATGGTGAACAGTATTGTGATGGTACTTATGCACAAAATGCGGAGGGTTGGAGTGCATCAATGTGGGGAAGTGATATGGATATTGTGGGCTTTGGCGTACAGAAACAGTACCCCAGCCAACTTGCTCAAAGTGCAGTAGCTTACTTCGGACAAAGAATCCTTACTCCAATGAACAACAGGGACTATTGGATTATCCTTGAGCTATCACAAGAGCAACCCGACTGGATAGGCAAGACTATTACCATTCAGGATAATGACTATCTTATCATTGATACCAAACTGGATATTATACCTGACAGTATAACCCTAACAAATCCAGTACCTGAACCTGCATTGTGGGTATTGGCTAAAGACTTTGATGCTGATTTGACAACAGAAGCTCTGTTTGGTGTACCTAAGAGTATTCGGTATGCAGCCAATTGTGTTAATGTAGCCGATGCCACAGCAGTCCTTGACTCACTTAAACAGTTCAGCACTGAAAAGGTATTGTGCACAATCAGTAATAAACTCAAGGTATTACAGTTCAGTAAGGATGTATCGCTTGTTGACCTTGTTACTGATGCTGATGGTAACATAATCTTTTATACAAAAAGTGCTGATGGCACAATGGTTGAGGTGAAGATAGATGGTAAAATTGATGCTGAGAATAACATCGTTATCATCAATGAGACCCGCAGAAGAGAGATTGTTACACCTGATAGAGTGACTGTTTCAAGCTCAAAGGGTATGGGTTGGCAAGCACAATTTACTCCTGATGAGTATGAACCTATCTATAACGACCCTCTTGGATTCCAATACAGTGATACTACCAAGTGGAGTGGTAGCGACTACAACCTTAGAGAAGTGTATAATGGTAAGAATCTTTCAAGACAGATTAACCCTGATATTAAGTGCATCTATGCATCATCATCAACTGACCTTGAGACTGGTAAACTGAATCCAATCAAGCTGTATATGGAGTTTGATGACCTTGATATTGAACAGGACTACAAGCCATACATCTTTATGCAGTCTGATTACTACGAGGGGCAACAGTGGGCAGCAACTTATGATAGTGCAGAAAACCATCATCCCCCTGTAGTATTGCCATATAACAGTACACTTGATGTGCCTGATACAGATCCAAATCATCAAGAGTCTAATAACAGCGACAGTAACTTATGGTTTGGTAACCGCTCACCAACTCATGATGTTAACAGCAGGTCGATTTGGGCTGATGTATGGGTATGCAACATTTATCCTGTTATCATTCATGGGCAACACGGGCTTATTACTGCATCGAGTTTGGATAGCAATTTCTTGCCAGTAGTGCCATATACATTTGATATGCCTAAGCGTGTTGGTCGGTCTGATGCTTTGAGGCTTACTGTAGAGAATCCTGACTTTCCTGATGATGGTAGATACACTAAGATGTATGCATATCAAGCTGTACTACCTTATGCTGTAACAACAGCCCCTATTGAATTGCTACCTGATAATGATTCTATTGGTGCTGAGATTACTATCAATTATTGGAGAGCTTACAAGGATAGCAACTACACCATTACGAGTGTCTTTACCAACCAACCTATAACAACAGGGCTTATTCGTCTTGGTAATGCACACTCTGAATATATTCAGGTAGCTACCGACAGTGGTAATGAACGACAGTTCTTATTGAACTCTATTGCTACAGGTGCAACCCCTGCAATTAACAGTGAAGTACCAACCATCAGCACTGATGATATTAAGATTGCAACCAAGGAAAAAACTACTCGGTTACTTCTTGAGATTCAGTCGGAATATTTCATTGATCGTGCAGTACGATACCTTGACCCCGGGTTCAATGGTGCGTCAAACAATACAGCATTGCTTGATATATCACCTGAGTTCTTGAAGATTATGGGACTTGGTTTGATGATTGATGAACCGATTGCAATTGGTGACCTGTATGTATCACTCAAGAGCAAGGCTGTTACAGTACCAAGTGATAGTGTCTATGGTGCATTACATTATATGACTGATACATATTCAGGGTTGGTAGGTGACTACTCATCTTTACCAACTGATAGAGCTTTAGTTGACCCTAAACTCTGGAATATTGGTAGACTCATTCAAGACCAAAAGAATACTTTTGATTATGTGACAGAGCTTTGCCAACAGTCTTTTGTAACTGGTTGGACTAACCGTATGGGGGACATTACTTATGCAGTGCTAAGCCCTGAATTTGAAGCTACTGATAGCGATAACACCTTGGTGTACTTTACCGAAAATAATATCATTAGAGACTCACTTTCACCATTATCATTGACCCCATTGACACAGGTATATAACGAGTTCGATATACAGTTCGCCTACAACTATGCTACAGGCAAGTACGATAAGCAATACAGTATCAAGCATGTTGACGAGCCTGAGTTCCCCCCCGTTGATGCAAGTAATGGTAAGCAGGTTGCGAATGATAGCTCAACCATTATCCCTGTGTCGTACCAAAGCGAGAACGGCACTGGCTCGATACTACTCCCAACAATCCATTTTGTTGAAGATGATTGGAAGCAGGTTTTTATCTACAATACTTTTGACACGCCTGGCACACCATTGAACCACGCAATTTGGGGTACTGTTACCGAGATTATTGCAATAACTCCAACTACCACTAAGATACGGTTCAAGATGGATATGGACAAATCTATCATTGTAGATAGCCCTGACCTACAGCTTGAGGGTGCTTGGCTGTCAAACATCTACACCATTGGCGATATATGGACTGAGTATGTTATTGGCATAAGCGACTACTTGATGGCTAAAGATGTGTGGGAGCAATGCCATGCAGGATGGCTTGAGAATAAAACTATCAATAAAGCTCCTACCAATTTAACTGATTTGATATGGGCTACAGACCTTGCAACACTTGATAGCCCGATAGCATCACAGTATGAAGAGTATGCTTACAACTATCTTATGCTTATGGCTAAGTGGGCTACACGGCAGAAATTGCAGGTAGAGTTCGATGTGCCTGTTAATGAGCCCAACTCGAAGCTTGAGCTTATGCAACGGGTGCGGTTTCACGACCCTGTACTTACCCCAGATATTGTGGTAGGTAATGTGCTTACCACGCAGTATGGTGTAGGTTACATTACCTCACTTGCATTAGTCCCCAATGAAGATGTTATCAAGCTGGGGTTGACCTTTGAGAAGTTTGGTAGTCGTATGAGAACGCCACCACAGCCTATCGTGATTACCGAGACTGGAAGTGCAATCACTATTACTGAGACAGGTATAGCAATTACAATTACTGAGGCTTGACTTGTAAGGGGTGAGGAAAACGCTCACCCCTTTTCCATATAGACTATACTTAAAAGGAGATGATATGATACCTACCGAATCTTTTAATGGCGACCTATTACGCATGCAGGTAGCCAGTCGAAGTGAAGCACAAACAACCCTCCGCCCTAAACAGTGGTGCTTGGTGAATGATGCTAATCCTTGTCTTGCTATTAAGCGTGCTGATGGGTCAATGAAATATGTACCAATTGAATCTACCAATGCATTGTTCAACAGCCTCAAACTTTCGGGGCTTGCGGGTGTTGGTGTGCGAAATATTGTGGTTGATGCAGATGGAAACCTTACTGTTGGGTCGCTTACAAACAACCCATCAAAGGGCAGTCTTACACTCAACATTTCTGATAGTCTTGGAGCTTGGATAGATACAGGGCTTAGTATTGATGATGTCGCAAAAACAGAAGATGCAGGTATCTATAACGGCATCCTGTCTTGGGGTGGATTTGAGGCTTATGGACTATCTACAATACAGTGTACTGCTGGTGTAGCTGTAGTTAATGGCGTAAAAATACCTTTCGATTCTACAAGTATTACACCAACATGGAGTGCGGGAGCTACAGGTCGATACAGTATAGTATACTATGATACTACAACCAATTCTGTAGGTAGTGTAGGAATGTTTCTAAGCAACCACGATAGAAGAACCAAATGCATTCTTGGAACTCTTACCAATGCTACAGGCAATCTTGTTACAGGTAGTATTGACGATACTTATATGGTAGATACCGCCCTCAATTATATGAGAGATTTGCTACAGTTTGCACGCCCTAAAAGTGGATTAGTTATTAGTGGACAGGCGAATCAACAGCTTAATTTGAGTGGTGGTAGTATGTACTATCCATCTACCAATTATAACAATGATCCACTCGACCCACACACATATCAAATTGATGCACAAACACCTATGGCTTGGTATAATGCCACAAGGGATGCTATTGATTCAAGTGCTATAAGGAATACTATTAGTTCCATTGCGACTCAATATGACCTCAATGGCACACTAACAGCAGTAGCCGATAACCGCTTTCAAAACTTACGGGTATATGCTACCATAGACAATTCTCAAGGTGGTACACCGCTGGTTCTTTTTCAAAGAGGGCAACAGATATACATCAGCATAACTCTTGCGAGAGATGGTCTTGCTACAGAACAATACATTGTGAACCCTGCTTGCCAAAGAATGATACTCATTGGTATTATCAGTGTGCGTGGAAATGCCGTTGTATGTAATGATGCTGATCAAGTGCTCATAAGTGTTAGCGATGTATGGGGGCAACTTGGTAGTAACGGTGGTGCAAGTACAAGTGTGTTACATAATGAATTGGGTGGTATTAACGCAGGAGATATTCAGCATTTGACCGTTGCAGAAAAAGCAGTTGTTACCGACGCTGATGTACAGGCTCTTGCAAATCTTTCTACAACAGGGCTTCTTGCCCGTACTGGCTCGGGTGGTTTGGCTACAAGAACTATCGGAAATGGTGATGGATCTATAACAATTACCAATGGAAATGGAGTAACTGCAAGCCCAGCGATTACAGTCACTTTCGAGGCAACATCAGGAAACATCAAAGCTCCAAATAGTATACCAAATGCAGGAACTTCGCCAAAATCACCGAGAGCAGACCATGTTCACCCTTTACCAAAAGAAACAACACCGACAACTACAAAGTTTCTAAGGGATGATGGTACTTGGCAGACAATATCAAGTGCAGTTGAAAACCTTGATGATACTCTTTTTGCAGGTAATAATGGAGAAAAAAGGGGAATAACAAATCTTGGTAACCTTGATTCGGGGGATTTGCCAACGACTCAAACTGGTAAATGGGAAGTATCGAACCCAACTTCTGTTGGTAATACTCCTAACCTTGTTGGAATGGTGGTAAATACAACAGCGAACGGAGCATATACACAGGTTGGGACCAGAGATGCAGGAAGCGGATACGGAGTTTTTCCATATTACCGCAGAGGAACTACCCAATGGTATCTAATTAGACAGGGTTGGTATTGGCTTGTTACCGACAATCTTGCATCTCCTGAATGGGCTACATCTATTGCTTATGGTGCAGGGGGGCTATCTACACCCGATGGTTTTTATCTCAAGTATGGTACCGAAACATCTACAAGTATTTATGTGACAATGACCGCAGGATCTGCAATTGTTGATGCTCTTGTTGTCAAGGGTAGTCTATTTTGCGATGAGGTTGTCAAAGCAAATAATGGTTTCAATGTAAATGGCAATTTGGCAATTACCGAGAATATGTTGCAATATAAAGAGTTATCCTCTTTGATATTTGGCAATAGGCTTCAATTATCATGTAAAGAAGATATTAAGTTCTTTTTAGGCAGTGCGTATAGTGGAGCTCCAAGTGGCACATATAATTCGTACAATGTAGAGTACAGATTCAGCTCAGGTCGACTATTGAAAATAAGCCCAGTTATCGGTGGGGCTGTTGTTACTGGAACAGTCTTGACGACAAATGGTTCTTTTGAAATCCGTTCTGGATCTTCTGATACTGTTGAGAGTACGGCATTGTTTATGAATATTGGGACTAATGGCGATGTTCGGCTACCGTCCCATGAAAACTCCAGAAGTGAATCAGATAGAGTTTTAACAACATCCTCATTTGACAATAGTGCTTTCAAGTTTACTCCAACTGCAAATGGATTGGTTCCATTATCAGGAGGAGGCACTTCTACATTCTTGAGAGCTGATGGTACTTGGACTACAACACCAAGCAGTGGCGGTTCGTTGGTTGGTGCTACATCAAGTATCGGTGCAGGTAATTATGAAAATGGAACGGTTAGGACATTCACCGTAACATTAACAGGTGCTGTTGTTGGAAACCCTGTTGTAGTAACACCAAGTTTAAACTTTATAAATGCGATGATGGGAGCAGGAACATCTATAAATATTCGTTTATTCGGATATGTTTCGGCAACAAATACTGTTACAATTAAGGCATCGGCAAATGGTGGTGCTGTTTATGTTGATACTCATACTTTTAGCGTAGCAGTGCTACAATAGGGGCAGATAATGGATAAGTTAAAAGCGAAATATACCATAGGATTGCAGTATACAAAGATAGTTGAGGGAACTATTTCTTTTGGTGCTTTCGAGTTTGAGAATACAGAAAAAGCATTGTCGCCAATGTTGCTTGCAAAGCAGATTAGTGTTATTCGAGGAAGAGATTATATAAGAATCAAGGACAAAAACAAGGTTCATACTATTAGCTTTCAGGAGTTCGATAACCTTTACAGAACAATACTTCTAAAAGGCGATGATCTATGGGAGGAAAGAAATAGAAGATTTGATGTTTTGGAAACATTGGGAACAGATGAAGAAATTGAGTCACTTGTAAACCTTGAATGGAATATTTGAAATGTTGGATGTGCTTAAATCTATTTCAAAAGCAATTGACTTTCATGTACCCACGGCAATCATTACTCTTGTGGTGGTTGTCTTGGTGTATTTTGCCTTTATTGGTATTATTAACACTTTTAAAAATAAGGATGAGTAATGGAAGTTTTGCTTTTTTTGAAAAGTAATGCAGGTTTGATAGGGCTTGTTTTTTCGGGAATATCTTTTTTGGTCCTGGTGATTGGTGCAATATGGGGACTCAAAAACGGCAAGAAGCTCACTCTTCGGCTCAAAGTTGGCGATTTTGTTATTTCAGAGGACGCAAAAAGACCTGATGCCATTTCAGAGCAAAAGCATCACGGGCAAAATATGGAAGCGGTCAGAATACAGTTCGCTCGATTCTTCAATGATGCTTGTGGAGATGTGGCGTATTGCAGTAAGGATATAGCCTATTTTTACCACGGGTATATTGTTAAGTTTTTACGGGAACATGGGGTTCCATCCGATGAGATATTAACCCATGAAAGTTTTATTGCTCTCAATGGTGCTGTTTCAAAATCAATGCCAATTGTGAAATACAGGATGCTCACCAGTGTCTTCAGAAACGACATT